ATCATTTCCTGTATCTATCGGGCGGCACGGGTGCGGCAGAAAACGTATTGATCACCGGAGGCAGCGCCGTTTCCGGGGCGGCGAGTGGAACCGTAATCGTCAACTGCGCCTCGGCGCATGCGGGCGGCTGGACCATTGCCAGCGCCACCGCAGGCATCCGGGAGGCGATCATCGCCGCCCCCACCGACACCCAGATCGTGATTCCCGGCGGCACTCATTTGGTGGATTGTCTGGTAGTCGATAAGTGTATCTGGCTGCGGGGTTGCGGAGAGGAAATCACCACTCTCAAGCCGCGTCTGGGCTCCTGTACGGCCATGATCTCGGTACGCCCGACGACCTTACAATACCCGATCCAGGTGAGTAACATGTCCCTTCAGCTGGATGGGTTTGCCATCGAGGGGATGCGCGTCGATTACGTGACCCGCGGCAAGTTCTATAACTTGCGGATTGTGGGTGGCACCTATGGGATACGGTTAGGCATCACGGCGCAGGTGGCGTGGTGCCACTTTTACGACATCGCCATCATGCATCCGTCCCATACCGGCTTCTGGATCAACGGCGATTGCGCCCAGGCAGCCGGCCCAGGTGCTGCCGAAAACTGGTTTGACGACCTCGATATCCAGCAGGATTCGGCGAATCCGATGCAATGCGGATTTGCCATCATCCGCACCACAACCACAGCCGATTGCGGCAATCATTACATGCGCCGCGTTCGGGTTACGCGCGTGGCGTCAGGTACGCTTACCAATGGATTCCTGTTCGAGTCGGCCCTGGCCAATGCTGTCTTCAACGTCGAAATGATGAATTGCGTCGCGGATGCGATCTCGGGAGACGCGGTCAAGATGGTGAACTGCGCGGAAGTCAAATCCACGCTCGGGTGGTTCATGTCTAGCGGACCCGGCTCAACAGGTGCCGCGATCAATTTCAACGGCGGCTATAACTTCTCTTTCGCGATGACGAAGGTCGGATCGCAGAACGCTTCCGCGTTTACCTACTCTAATTCGCCAACCGACATTGTGATGATGCGCAATATCTATGCCTCCATTGGGCAGTACGTGCATGACATTCCGGCCTCTGGCGGTCCCGTACAGTTGACCTTTATAGGGGGCTTGGTTGGTTCGCTCGTCAATCATGCGAATGATTTTACGCGGTTGGTCAACGCCATGGGCGGCAGGGCCAACCCCACTTCCGACGTGGACATAATCGGCGGCTATATCCGCTTTTGGGATCAGGTCGGAGTGAGCCAAGTCTTTATGAACAATTTCCAGGGCAACCTACAGTTGGTTACCGGCACATTGAATCCCATGTTAACGGTAACCCAGAATGGAGATGTTTTGGCGGCGCGGTCGGTCTATATTTCCGGGTCGACGAAAATCAGCGCTGGGGCGGGAGGTCCCAACGGCGTAGTAGCGGGAAGTCCCGGCGATCTGTACCTGAACCAATCCGGAGGCGCGAATAATACGCTCTGGGTGAAAGAGTCAGGTCCCGGAAGCACCGCAGGGTGGATAGCGAAGTAACCATGAGTTTACCGCCTCCTGTGAATGTAAATACGGAATGCGCAAGTGGCGGCGTCGAACCGCTGTGGAACGCGGCGCAGTTCAATCAGGCGGTATTCGGCGGCAAACCGCCCGGAAACGTTCAGCAGGTCGCGCACGGGTTGATCTATCCCGCGCTGCGCAAAGCTAACGTCACCATCGGTCCGCAAAGGCTTCCCTCGCCCGCGCAGTTTCAGGATGCGATTGAAGAACTCAATCGATTGGTCGGCTCTCTGAACTGCGATCCTCTGAGCATCTATTCGTTTGATATCGTCACGTTTCCTCTGCAAAAAGGCAAAAAGACGTACACGATCGGGCAAGATCCCGAAGGCTGTGAATGCGCTGATTTCGATTATCCGCGGCCACAGGGAATCCAATATGCGAATACCATCCTTCAGTCCTCCGGCGTCCCCTTGCGTTTCCCCTTGCAACTCTATACCGATCAGCAGTGGGCGAACGTAAGCCTGCAGGACATAGGCAATACGATCCCCTGGGCTCTATACAACAATCAGAATCACCCCATCTCGACGCTGTTTCTATACGGGCAGCCGATAGCGGACATGTTGCTCGAGCTTTATATGTGGCATTTGATCCCCACATTCAATGCTTTGAGTGACGTGGTGATCCTTCCGCCAGGCTACGAAGACGTTCTGGTGTTAAATCTCGCTTGCCGGCTGGCTCCGCATTTCCAGCGTGTCATCAGTCCGGACGTTACGGCGCAAGCTCGTGAGAGTCTGATGCGTCTGTGGTCCTACAATGCGCCTCAGCCCATTGCGCCCACGAACGGACTCTGCCGCGGCGGGGATACGACATTCTCCATGATCGCGGGCGCCGGCGGGGGCGGAGGTGGGCCGGGGCTGAATGACCCCACCACCACGCTCGGGGACTTGCTGGTCCGGGGCTCCTCCAAGGTCAACCGGTTGCCCATTGGCGACCCTGGCGATGTGCTGATGGTTGATCCCGCAAGCTGGTCGGGCATGCGATGGGCACCACAGGCAACGGCTCAGGTATCGAGCGTATTCGGCCGCACGGGCGATATCATCGCACAAGCCGGGGATTACACGGTGGATATGATCACCGGGGCCATGGCCGACCCGTTGATCGCCACGGGTGACCTGCTAGTGCGGGGACCGGCGGATACGACCCGTCTGCCGGTAGGCGCGGACGATCAGGTGCTGATCGCCGATTCGAGCAACCTGCTGGGCGTGCGCTGGGCTACGCCAGCGACTTCGGCCGTGTCCAGCGTATTCGGCCGCACAGGACCTGTAGTTGCGCAGACGGGCGATTATCGCGCAGATCAAGTGAGCTATGCCGTCGATACGCGCGTGTTGTATAACGATCCGCCCTGGATCAATACGCTTTCCTGGTGGCGGATCACCAACGTACCGCAGTTCGTCGCGCCGACCACCGCAATCCTCGCTGGTACCGGATTAACCGGCGGTGGGGATCTTACGCAGAGCCGTACTTTGAGCGTGGTCGCGGATTCGACCACGCAGCGGGTACAGGTCTCACAAGGCACAGGGACACTCGTGGGTACCCGGCCGCAAATCAACTTCATTGCGGGTGCCAATGCCACCGTCAGCGCGGCCGACAATGTTGGCGCCAATCGTGTCGATGTTACGATTTCCGCAGCGGGCGGCGGGGGAGGAGGCGATAGCTTCTGGACGGCCACCGCTAACGGTATCGCGTCCAGCTTACCGGTGGGCATCTCGTTCGGCGCTGCCATCAATCCCTGGGCGGTATTGACGCTAGACGGTGCGGTGAACGATCCCACTCTCACGTTTCGCTCTCCGTCCACATTTGCCATCGCTGTAGGCGGTGTGGAGATGGCGTTTGGCGTCTCTGCTACTTCGCCCTGGCCAGGCTATATACAGACGCGGTTTCAGACCAACGCTGCGCACCCGTTCATTGTCAATCCGCTGGGTGGCACAGTGGGCATTGGTACGACCAATCCGCAATCGCAATACGCGCTGGACGTGAATGGCGACGTAAATATCTCTGCGGGCAGCGTGTATCGCATTGGCGGCGTGCCTATCGGCGGTGGAGGTGGCGGACAGAATCAGACGCCATGGGATCAGGATATTAATGGAAATACCAAGCTGCTGAATAATGCGGGCGGGATTGGTGTGGGTGTGCAGGCTTCTGCTGGTCAGATTTCGCTACAAACTTTTGGAAAACTCGATGGTGTCGGTTTTGTCCGGACCGATACTGGTGGAGGATTCGCGGGCTATCAAGCCTCGAATGATACCGGTGGTGCGTTTCAATTTGTTATCGGTGGATCGCAAACACAGCCATATAGCCAGCAGACGTGCTTCTGGACATTCGGCGTACCCATGATTTTTGGAGTGGCTGGGGTGGAATCGCTACGGATTGCCATGGATGGCAATATCGCAATCGCAAGCCTGCGCACTACCGCTCCTAACGCGGGATCGAAACAGCTTTGGGCCGATCCGGCGGATGGATATCGAGTCAAGTGGGTACCTTAAGATGACTGAAAATAACGATCCAGATAACTTTTGTCCGTTGGATGAAGAAACGGCGGGCGTCTTCGCTGAATTGCAGGAGCAAATCAAAATGCTCAACGCGCAGGCGCATGGAGTGCTCACCCTATATCTGCGCCAGCATAAGCTACCGGGCCAATGGCGCGTAGCTGAGAACGGTAAAGAACTACGCCGCGTAGGAGGACAAGTAGATGACGCTGCTCGAATCCGCCAACTTAATGAATAATCCCGATTTCCGCAATCGCGTTAAGGCCGCAGCGCTACAGTTTGCGTTGTACGTCCAATCGCAGCCCAATCTCTCTAATTCCAGATCGCGCTGGGTACAACAGATGCTCGCCCAGCCGGATGCGATGGCTGCGACTCTGGCAGGTTCTGTCGTCATGAATATCAACGTGCAGCAGGCGGGCGAGGCCGTCACCGACCAGAATCTGGCGGCCGCCGTCCAGGTCGTCTCCGAACTGCAAATGTAAATGCGCATCTCTCTTGCGGGACCCAGTTACGTTAGCGGTTCGGTCGAAGCGGCCGCGCAGCAGTGTATGAACCTCGTGCCGGAACTGATCGAGGTGCCCAACGAACCTGTGCGCATGGCGCTGTACGGAAGGCCGGGAATTCGATTGTTTAGCACGATGCGGCAGCCGAAGATCCGCTGTTTGTGGGGCGGCGGCAGCCGCTTGTTTTGCGTCAACGGCTCGGATGTGACCGAGGTATTCGAGGACGGCAGCTATCGCGACACCTACGGCCAGGTGCATGAGGGACCGGATGATCCGGACGCGGCGCAAATCTTCTCTAACGGCCATCAATTGATGATCGTTTCGGGCGGATTCGTTTACATCGATAACGGATCGGGGCCGGTACCGGCGCGGTTTTTACTTCGGGGTACGGGTAATATCATCGGCAGCAACGGCAGTCTGCAGCGGATTCCGCCCTCACCGGATATCGGGCCATTTTTTGATCCTAGCTGGACGGGGATGAACATCACCATCGGCGGCAATCTCACCACAGTCGCGGGCGTCATCAACCAGGATTATCTGCTGCTCACTCCGAGTCCGACTGCTGACGCGTTCAATCTGGACTGGAAGATCTCTGCAGGTGAGCAGGTGGACGGGGTAACCGGTGGATTCTTGGACGGATATTTCATCGTCAATCGAGTGCGCCGTCCGGATCTGCCCCAGGTGAGCGATCCCGGCCGGCAGTTCAACCTCAGCTCGCTGTACGAGGGGACCGAGTGGGACCCTCTCATGTTCGGCGCAAAGGAGGGTCGCGCGGATTATATTCAATCGATTCTCTGCGATCACGAGCAGCTCTGGCTATTTGGCGTGGAGAGCACCGAAATCTGGCAGAACGTGGGTGCTCCTGATTTCCCGTTCCAACGCATCGCCGGAGCGTTTATTCAGGACGGTTCGGCCGCGATCTATGCGCCATGCAGCGTGGGACCCACGTGCTGCTGGCTCGGGGGCGGGCCGGACGGCCAGACGCGCGCCTACCGCGCCGATGGATTACAGCCGGTCAGGATCAGCACGCACGCTCAGGAGTGGGCGTGGAACGCGCCGAACTTCCGGGTAAAGGATGCAGTCAGTTACAGCTACGTCAACGCCGGACACTTGCATTGGGTGATCAACTTCTGGCAGCAACAACAAACCTGGATTTATGACATGAATACCGGGCTGTGGCACGAGCGGGCGTTGTGGAATCCGGCGGCGAAAAACTTCCTGCGTCATCAGGCGTGGTATCACGCATTTATTCCGGAATGGGGAGACGGCGGCAAGCATATTGTCGCTTCGCCCGAGAGCGGGAAGTTGTACGAGCTGTCATCGAATCTGTTCACCGATGACGGCATCCCGATCCAATATCAGCGGGCCTTCCCGCACCTGATCAACGAGAACCAATGGGCGTATCACCAGCGCGTGGAAGTGATGGCCGAGATGGGCGCGCTGAATCCCGGCGATCCGATTCCTGAGATGGGCCTCGACTGGAGCGATGATCACGGTCATACGTTCCGCGATGAGATTGGACGGTTGACGCCGATGGCTCCGGCAGGTGATCACATGCGGCGCGCGGTCTTCCGGCGGCTGGGACGAGCTCGGGATCGCGTTTACCGGGTGGGCGTTACGGCATCGACTAAGGTCGCACTGATCGACACGTACTTAGAGATGACACAGGGGTACGCCTAATGCCTGAAGACATCCTCGTAATTCCGCCTATTCGGCAAAGTGTCGAGGATGTGATTAGCGCCAAAAAAAACGGCATCGCGCAGCCCGCGACGGAGAAATCCTGGTATCTCTACTGGGAGCGGCTCGGCCAGGGATTCAACAATCTACGCCCGCGAGTGGATGCGCTCGAAGCTGGTGGGGGCGGTGGGGGTGGCGTCGGTCCGCCCGGGCCACAGGGGCCGCCTGGACCGATGGGACCAACGGGTCCGACGGGGCCAGCAGGACCGCAGGGGCCTCCTGGCAGCGGCGACGGGACAGGCACGCAGGGACCGCCCGGACCCGAGGGGCCAGCAGGGCCGCCCGGACCGGCGGGAGCAACGGGTGCTACCGGGCCAACAGGTCCAGCAGGCGCGACGGGACCGCCTGGACCCACCGGAGCTACGGGAGCGACCGGTCCGCAGGGACCAGCCGGTTCGGGTGTCACGATCTTAGGCAGTGTGCCGTCTGAGCTGAATCTGCCGCAGAATAACAATAATCCAGGGGACGCATATATTACCTCCGATACCGGCCACTTATGGGTTTGGGGCGGGAGCTATTGGACGGACGTCGGAAACATTACCGGACCCGCAGGGGGGATCGGCCCACCGGGACCAACAGGACCAACAGGTCCAGCAGGTGCGACGGGAGCTACGGGAGCCACCGGACTTCCCGGTCCGGAAGGCGCACCTGGACCGACCGGCCCCACGGGTCCAGCAGGGGATACCGGACCCGCAGGTTCCATAGGTCCGGCAGGACCTGCAGGAACCACGGGACCTCCGGGGCCTGAAGGACCCCCGGGAGCTACCGGAGCCACTGGCGCTATTGGACCCGCAGGGCCAGCAGGCGATCCCGGATCACCCGGACCAGCGGGCCCAACAGGACCGGCAGGCCCAACAGGACCGGCGGGTTCGGGCGTCACGATTTTAGGTAGCGTTTCCTCTGCGGCCGACTTACCGCAAACCGGAAATATCGGAGACGCGTGGATCATCAGCGACACGGGCCATTTACATGTATGGGGAGGTAGCGATTGGGTCGATGTCGGCAATATCACTGGACCCGCAGGATCGGCAGGGCCACCGGGACCAACAGGCACCACAGGTGCGACGGGACCAGCAGGACCGGAAGGTCCGACCGGTCCCACGGGTGCGACCGGCGCGACGGGCTCGGCGGGTCCGACGGGCGCTACTGGCCAGACCGGGCCTACCGGACCAACTGGGCCGCCTGGACCCCCAGGCCCGTCTGGACCGCAGACACCCTGGACGAGCAATATCGACGCCGGTGGATTCGAGCTAAGTAATCTCGGCGCGGTCCAGGCCCGGATCGGCAGTTTTAAGGCGGATCGTCCCAACTTGGTGAACGATCCCGGACTGGCGCAATTGGTCATTCAAGGCGAAACCAATCCCGATGAAATGTTGTGGATTGGCTTCGATACCTCCAATGATCGGGGTGTGATTCAGGCAGGAATCCAACCCCTCGCGTCGGTGCCGCTATGTCTTAATCCGGAGGGCGGACCGGTGGGCATCGCGCTCACCAACCCGGTGGGGGGGCTGCATATCCGGGAAGCCCAGAACACCGACAGCAACGTGGTTTTCGCGCGGGTAGGCAATGTCACCGCGCTACAGGCAGTGGACGATGCAACAGCAGCGCTAGTGCCGATGCAATACCACGCCAGCGCGCATTATTTCACAGGCGGGCCGGTTGGTCTGGGAATGACCAATCCTGCGCACCAGCTAGAGTTAGCCTCGGATTCCGCCGCCAAACCGAACACCAATACCTGGACGGTCACTTCCGATATCCGCACCAAGCAGAAGATCGAACCGCTTACCGGAGGACTTGCCGTTATTCAGCAATTGGAGCCGATGGTGGCGGAATACAACGGCAAGGCGAAGACGCCCGCAGGCACGCGCGTGGTGTCGCTTGATCCCGAAAAGCTGCGCGCCATCCTGCCGCATGCCGTATCCAGCGTACACGTCAAGCTCGATCCGGCGGATGCCACAGAAACCGACGTTCTCGGCGTAAATACCCACGAGATTCTGTATCACCTGATCCTGGCGGTACAGCAACTGGCCAAGACATGATCCACTTTGAGCGTTCCTTCGATTACCCGCTGATCCGCCACATCATGACGCATCCGAAGATCTACCCGCATATTACGGACGACTACAGCCCACCCATCAGTGAATACCATCCGATCCAGAACGAATACATGTGGTACGTGATCGTGCACGATATCTACGTGGTGGATGTGGGGCCGGAGGAGATTTTAGGGCTGTGGGTGCTGCATCCCCACAATACGATTTGCTGGGAAATCCATACGTGTCTGCTCCCCAACGCATGGGGGCCAAGGGGACAGGTAGCCGCACGCCTGCTGCCCGAATGGATCTGGCAGAATACCACCTGCCGCCGAATCATCACAGCAGTCCCTACAACGAATCGCCTGGCATTGCACTTCGCCTTTAAAGCCGGCATGAAGGCGTATGGCGTCAATGAGGCGAGTTATTTCAAAAACGATCGCCTCTGTGATCAGGTCGTTCTCGGCATCAGCGCACCCGCAGAATATGCCCCGCACTCGCGCTCCGAGGCTCAGGAGTTTATCGCCGCATACGTCCGGGAAGGAGATCGAATATGCCAGTAGTCCCGTTCATTCCCGCCATCATTGCCGGAGGTGCTTCGGTTATCGGCGGTGGGTTAGCAGCATCCGGAGCGAAGAGCGCAGCCCAAACGCAGGTAGCCGCAGCGCAGCAAGCAGCGCAACAGGCACAAGCGTTGTTAGGTACCGTCAACCCACCGATCGCCGCAGCCACCACCGCAGCACAGACGGGCGTCACTGACGCAACCCAAGCGGCGGTAAACGCCGTTACGGGCGCCACTACGCAAGGACAGGCCGGCGCTACGCAAGCCGCCCAAACTGCCAATGAGTATCTGACGCCATACATGAATGTGGGCGGCCAGGCAGCAACTACGCTCGCATCGTTGATGGCGCCTGGTGGCGATCTCATGCGGAATTTTTCCTTTCAGGATATGCAAGCGATGGACCCCGGTTATCAATTTCGAATGGATCAAGCCAATAAGGCTTTCCAGGCAAGCGCCGCGGCCCGAGGTAGCGCCTTAGGCGGGGGAACCATACAAGCGCTCGCCAACTATCAGCAGAACCTTGCATCGAGCGAATACGCGAATGCATTCAATCGTTTCCAGCAGCAGCAACAAAATCGATATAACCAACTGTTCAATCTCAGCCAGTTGGGCGCCAATGTGAGCGGTACGGCCGGCACAAATTTGACGAATGCTGCACAGTTCGCCGGCAATCTGGGTGTTCGCGGCGCCGATATCGCCGGCGGATTTGGGACGCAGGGCGCTACCTATGTCGGCAATGTGGGTATGACCGGCGCCCAGCAACAGGCGCAGAACGCAATCAATATTCAAAACATGATCACCAACGCCCTGACGGGCGGGGCGAACGCCCAGGCAGCCGGCCAGATCGGTGCGGCCAATGCCTGGCAGACCGCGCTCGGAGGAGTAGCTAACGCAGCCGGCGCAGCAGGGCAAGCGGCGCAGCAACAGAAGATTATTGAGATTCTGCGCAATATCACAGGTTGACGTATGGCGATTGATCCATCGATACCGCTAGCCATCCGGCCGGTTCAGATTCAGGTTCCGCAGGGCATGAGCCCGTTCCAACTGGCGAATCAGGCACTCTCGCTGCGCGGTCTGATGATGCAGAATCAGATGGCAGATCTTCAACTGAAACAGGCGCAGGCGGTATTGCAGGAACAGCAGCAATTCGCTCAGGAGTGGATACGGGCGAATCAGACGAATCCTCCGGCTGCGATGGTTGCACCTACGGCGCCTGTGGCTCCTGGTGCACTCGCAACGACGCCTCTCGGTCCGGTAGCGCCGGCAGCGCCCACTGCGCCATTCTTTCCGATTCCGGAATTACAACCGGGGCCGGCAGTGCCATCGACTGCACCATTGGCACCGATCGCAGATCCGTTTCGCGGAATCGGCGCAAGCGTAACTACGCCGAGTGTAGATTCCGGATCCAATCTACCGTCACCGTCGCCACAGGCGCCCGCACTGCAAGCTCCGGCTACCGCACCTACGGCCGCAGTACCGCCCGTGCAGGGAATGCCACCACTGGTCACTGGCGCTGCGGGAACCCAATCGATCCTGCCTCCGGGCATGACCCTTGGAAGTTTGTTCACGAAATATCCGCATATCGGACTAAGTATCGGCACCAACCTGATGAATGCCCAAAAGGCTCAGGCGGAAATGGACCTGAAAACTTCCGAGTTGAATCAGAAAAACGCCGATCGCATCGCTTCTTTCGCGTGGAGCGTGCTGCATTCGCAACATCCCGAACTGGCCAGAGTGGATGCGATTATGCAGGCATCACGGGAAAAAGTGTTTGGGCCGAATTCCGACCAGATCGCACGGGCGATCCTCGCGCGTCCCTATAACCCGGACGACTATCAGCAGTTGGTCGACCGGGCGCCGACCGTCAAGACGTTTCATGAGACGGCGATCGCGGATGCAAAAGCTCGCACTGAAGCACTCGATACAGGTTTGGTGCAGGGTCAAAAATTAATCGCGAACGTAAACGATCAGGCCGGGTGGGATAAGGTATTCCCGAGTCTGCCTCCCGAGGCGCAAAGAGTGATCGGTCCGACATTCTCGCCGCAGCTAAAAAACTTCCTTGAGACCTACGGAACGACGCCGGAGCAGCGCTCGCAGATGGCAGCACGGGTGCCGACGACGTTTATGGCCAACGTGCAGGCGACGGGCCAGGCGTTATCCGCCATCGCCGCGCAAGGTCCGGATGCATTGGCGACTGCGATACAGAACATTAAAGATCCTATCATCCGTCAGATGTACACAGGCGCTACTACGGAGGCAGAAATCCAGAAACGTGCTTTGGCGCCGCATGAAGCGATTACCGCCAGAGAGGCGGAGCAGCAGCACAAGATAACCGCAGTCAACGAAGCGCTGCGCCTCCGGATGGAGCGACAGAGATTAGAGAACGAGTATCCTGCGGGTTCCGATGAATTCAATGCGGAACAGATTTACCAGAATCCGGACGCTGTAAAAGATATCTTGCCGAAGCAGCGGCAGGGCGCAGCCCATATCCTCCAGCAAAAATACGGATTGCCTCTACCGACAGCACTCAGTGCCACGGCGCAGGCGCAGGAAACGGCGGGTAGAACCACACTCGAGAATATCCAATGGATTCGGGATCAACTCAAGAACCCCGCGATTCGGGACAACGTAGGGCCGATTATGAGCCGGATCAAGGATGTGGAGTTGGCGACAGGGGATGCCGGCGGATTATCGCCCCAAGACGCCGCGTTGGCCCAGGAGTTCCGAACCAGGATGCGGCAATTTATCTTCGGGGAAGCTCGCGCTCAATTTCAGAGCAAGGTTCCACAAGGCCTGTTCAAGTCGCTAGAGGAGAGCGCCCCGCGCATCGATATGAATGCCGGCAGGCTGGAAGGCGCTTTAAGTGGTGTCGAAGGCAACACTCGGCAAATTCTCCGGGATATCGATAAACAGCGGTTTGGTGGAAAGGCACGACCCGACGAAGTGCGAGGCTTACCATCCGTAGGTGGCGTACCCGCAGGAGTCAGACAGGCATTGCAGGGTAAGGAAACCGGCGTGATCCAACACCTAAAGAACAATCGAACGGGCGAAGTTACCAACTGGATCCTTAGTCCCGATGGCAGTATCCGTCAGGTCCCGTAATGGCCGATGACTATACGATTGTTGGCACATCTCCGCTTCCTTCAGACGCAAAACCCAGCCCGTTTGCTCCGATTCCACCCCCTGCCACTTCGCCTGATGGCGCGATCTCTGTCACGCCGACCCATAGTCTCGGATTCGATCCGACGCCGGCCGAAAGGAATCTCCTGAGCCAGATCCGCCAGCGGGAGTCTAGCGGCAATTATCAGGCGAGGAATCCGGATTCTACGGCATCGGGTGCGTACCAGTTCATCAATTCCACGTGGCGTCTGGCAAGCGACCAAACAGGCGTACCACAATATCCGACAGCCAAACAGGCACCGCAATGGGTCCAGGATGTCAACGCGCTGCACATGCTGCGCCAGCATGGGCCGAATGCGAGCATCACCTGGCAGGCATCCGGACCCTATCGGGCACAGGGCAATGTTGCGCAGGATACGACCGCTCCGGCGGCGGCTACTGCTACGGCTGGACCCACCAGCGCAGACGA